CGTAGTACGCCACTCAAAAGTATTTTGATTATACAAATAGTGGTACTGCGTCGTGCCGGAGTAGTGCAAAATAGTGCGGTCCGTTGGCGCGCTTTTGTGGGTTATGTTTTCGGAAAGGTAAAAGCCAGTAAACAAGTTCCAAAGGCCAGCGCTGCCCAGCTGCCCGGCAATTTGATCCGTAAACGGTAGAATGGTATTATTCCAAACGTAACCATTGGTTAACTGGTCTAAGGCACCAAAGCCGTCGGCAGCCGCTAGCGTGGTAACGCGCAGTCCGTTCACTACCTCACGCGCGCCGAGGTCGCCAATAAAGGCACCCGCCCAGTTCAGAGCTGGCCCCATTCCTGGCTCCATAGTGCCGCTGTCTGCGCTTACGCGTGCGGCAAAGGCATTGTAATTATTTGTATAGTCGGGTTCACCTAGCGCCTTTATTTTGCTTCCTAGGCAGTTCTTTCCTTTGGTATAAACCTTGCAATAGTAAAAGCTAGAGCTGTCGTAGTTTATTGTGAGCAAAGCAATAAACGGGCTGGGACCGTCTAGTACCTGGAGGTCTAGCTGCGAGGGCACAATACCGGGCTGGAATTTGTCTAGCCCTTCGTACCGTATTGCCCAGTCCACTACGGTAAATTCTTCCGGCTCAAAGGTCGGGCTAGGTGTAAACGGTGGATTGATGCACCAAATTTCAAAGTAGTGCTCAGCCGTTTCGGCGTAGTGTGTAAGTAAATCAGCCACCTATGCGGGAAATATCAAAGTTTGTGCGCGAATTGCTTACAAATATATCATTTCCACGGAGCACAGTACGGCCACCGCCTAAGCCACCGCCGCCTATCATTCCAGCTCCAGCTCCCACCATGCTAGGCACTGAGCTGCCCATATCTAAAAACTGGCCACCTACGCCGCCCATTGCTTTGTAAATTCCGCTAAAGGTTTGGCCAAAGTTCATACCCTTAACGCCTGGTATTCCCAAAGCCATAAGCGCAATAGCTAAGGCTGCGGCTGCGGCTGCGGTTGCCATTATTTGCGCAACCATTTGTTTAAGGCCGTGTATAAACGTCTTAAAAAAGCTTTCACCGTTTACCAGGGCAGCATTAAAGCTTTCGCTAAGGATGCGGCCCATAGTACCGCCGAGTTCGTTAAATATAGCCTGTTGACGGTTCAAGTCAACGTAAACGGTGTTAAGGTCATTTATTGAAGGTATAGCCTTTTGTACCTGAATTTGCATACCGGCTACCGAATTGCCGACGTCTTTTATTCCTAAAGAAGCCAAAACAATATCTTCAGTTTTGGGCATCATTCCCTCCACTGGCTTCGTTAGGCTGTTTATTCTGGCTTGTAATAGCTCTATTTCCTTGCGTAAATCTTTAAATTTCGCCGTAGAAACGTCTGTATTTTCAAACTGTTCTTGTAATTCTTTTAGCTTTTCTCTTAGAGTTACAAGCGTAGTAATGTTCTTTACTACTGTTGGGTTAAAGACCTCGTATATGCGTTTAGTTTCTTGTATTGCACGGTTTTGCAGTTCAATTTCTTGAGTAACTGACTGCATTGCGTTTGTAAAAGATTTAGAGCCTTCTTTTCCAAAAAATATTAAATATAAAATATTTTGGGTTACGCTTTGAAGAAAACTTATTTCAAGAATTAAGCTTGATAATGAGTTTAAATTTTCAGAAATAGCTTGCCCGGATTTAGCTTTGTAATTATCCCAAGCCGTTGCTAGCTGTTTTGTTTTTGTAGTAGTATCGTCAGCTGAGCTGCCCATTTTAGCCAGCTCTTCGCTTGCAATTTCACTTACCGCTTTGGTTACCTCCGCAATAGTTGCAGCCTCAGCGCTTACGCCTCCAAGTTTTTCGCGTAACTGTACAGCGGAAATACCAAGGTTGTCCAAGATAAGCGGCGACTTACGTCCAATACCGGTAACAATTGATTGCGTTAGGTAGTCAACTTCTTGCCCTGTTTCCTTAGCTCGTTGCTGTGCAAAGGCGAATAAATTACCTAGCTCTTCAATAGGTATTCCAAAGTTACCGGCCTGTATGCTTTGCTGCATTAGCTGCAAATCACTAACAAGCCCCTTTGTTGACTTACGTAAACCCTCTAGAGCTTGATCATCACCAAAGCGTTTAAAGCCTTGTTGTGCCGCCGTAAGCTGGTCGCCCATCTTAACGGCTTCTATTGTGAAGTCCTGAATAATGCTAACGGCGAAACTGGCGCCAATAACATTACCTATATTTTGTATGTTCTTAGAAAAGTTTTGTAACTCCCGGTCAGCGGTACGGATGCCGTTACGAAACTCCTTAGTATCTAAGCCTAGCAGTAAGCGCGAAATAATTGTATCAGCCATCTTTTGCTATCTTAAATAGTTTCTCAATTCCTGAGTTTCGTTTTTCGTCGTCAAATCTTAGCAAGTCGGTAGGCTGGAGGCCGCCCTTCTTTGCATTACCGCTAAAATTAGCCACTATTGTAGCTAGCCACCTGGTGCGGGCCCAGGCGTCCTTTTGCCCTGCGTAGTAAGCCTTTAGCGTCGCTTCAATCTCCGCGCCCGTTAAGCTGAGCGCGTCGGCTTTGCTAAGCCCTATTCTCCCGATTAGGAGGCCCAGTAAAGTTACTGGACCTCCGTCGGGGAAAAAGGGGCGTTTAAAAGCGCCGGGAGGGCCTCTACGGAATTAGCGCTCAATTCTTCAATAAACTGGTCAAGCGTTGGCTTTTCTTCAGTGTTCCAAAAGCGTTGGCAATAAACCAGCACTATGGTGTCCCTTAATCCTAAACCGTCACCAACCTCAGCCATACGCTTGCCAGTTAATTCTTCAAATAGTAACGCTGCCCCCAGCGCGAATTTTTGCCCCTTTTCCATTTTTATGCGTTTGTAGTTTTAGTGAAGGCACTAGCGCCTTGCAATTGGAAAGTAAATGTACCGTTGTCTTTGTCGGGCTGTGAGCTAGAAAAAGACGTAAATACAGCCTGCCCGCTTAAACTACTTTCTCCAACGGTAGGGGTTACTGAACCAGCGGCGCAAGGAGTTAATTTAACAGTTACCAAAGTCCCTACCAAATCGTACAATTCGTCAGGGTTCCACTTTGTAGCGTCGTCGTCGCCAAAGATAGCCGTACCGGATGCGGTCCAAGCTTTTGCGCTGGCCACAAACGTGCGCCAAATAGCGGCATCTTTGCTAGTAGTTTCGCGGGTGTCGCTGGTAATATCAAACGAGCACTCCGTTTCATTTGCCAAACCTTTAAAGGTTGTGCCATCCGTGCTCAAAAGGAGCCGAAATTCTGTTCCTGAATTTGTTGCCATTAGTAGGTAGTTTTAATTGTAAAAGTAAAGTCAGCTATCAAAAGGACGTTTTCCGCGTCCTGGTTGTAAAGCGTTTGGGCGTTTGTCATCCACGCGGAAAGGTACGCAGCATTTCCGTTAGCGGCAAGGTACGTGCGTATAGTTTGGAGCGTGGTTTGCGCGTTATCAGCGCTGGCCTGGTAAATGTACAGTTCCGCGTTTACGTTCTGCATCCGGTAGCCGTCTTTAGTTTCGGTTACCTCCACGCTGTCCATTTGTAGTACAATGTGGTCCGCTGTACTGCCTTGGGGGGAAGCCATAGCGTAAACGGGCAGCCCTTGGGCCGCGATCAAAGCGTCGCGTATAACTTTAAGGTAGTTCATTTTAGAGCTTGTCTAAGCTGTTGCTGCCATTTGCTTTTACCTACGCGATCAATTCGGGCACGTGTGGAAGCGCCCAGCGCCTCCCAAGCTTTGCCCATGTAGTCCTTAGCCTGGTAGCCTTTATTGGTGCCAGTTGCACGGCGTCCGTACAGTTGCATAAATGGGTAGCTTTGAGCGTCGCCCTTTGCCTTAGTTACGCGCGTAGGGCCTATCCATACGCCTATTTCATCCCGCCACGCCTTAACCCTTGCACGGGTAATTTTAATGGCTTTAAAGAGCTCATTAGTGCCTGGCTTGTTTACGTCTTCGTAAGCGGCAGAACGCGCTGAATTTCGCAGCGGTGTGGCTTCCTGGCGTAAGGCACCGTACAGCTGTTGCAGCCTAAGTTTCTCAGGTGCGTTTTGGAGCTTTTTGCGCAGCTCGTCAAGGCCAACAATTCCCTTTTGTTTAGGCATTGTCTTTCAGTTTACACTTGATAAGGGTATAACGCTTGCGGCCTTCCGGCAGCGCGCTTATTACCTCATAGCGTTGGCTGTTAAAGTCCAGCTCCCAGCTGCCAAGTACGTCGGTGCGGTATCGCACGCGCCAAGTTACTAAGGCGCTGCTTTGCATTTGATCGCTGACAAAAGCCTCGGTACCTGCTCCCTCGTTTATTACTAGCATAGCATAGCAAGTGCCAGCGCTCGCAAAGGAACGCAGCACCTGCCCGCTGTTATTTGTGGTAACGGTGGGGCTGTAAAGAGTTATGCGGCGGTCTAGCGTCACAGTGTGTTTTTGTAGCGAAATAGTACGCGGTCAAAAAACCGCGGAG